ATTTGGTTCCCTCTTGAGCATGACCTTGAGGAAATTCATTTACCCAAAAAGCAATACGTCTATCTTCACCAAATGGTCCAGAGAAGTCAGGTGCATTTGGGTTTGCATCTGCTTCTTTGATATATATTGGTGAAACTTTCTGATAGAGTTCGTAATACTTTTCTCCATCTTTAGTTTGACAAGCCATTAACAAAGTATTCTTTTCTTCACCTTTGTTATTGACCTTACCAATGGCACGAAGAACTTGATCTGTTCTTGGTTTCCATAAGACACCTTTGTCTGTATCATCATAATCACTCATGCAAAATCTCCTTTGTTAGATGATTGTGGTTGTTTTGGTTGTACTTTACCAGTTGGTACGTTAATACCACTTGCCTTGTTGCCGTCGTCATCTTCTGATGGCAATGCAAACAATGCTTGCAGAGCATATCGCTTTGCATATGTAATAGCTGACCCCAGCTTTTGAGGATCATGCAAGTTAGGTACAAGACATGGAACTGGTAGTTCTTTGCTTGTGCCACTAGGAACATGAGTAGCAGTAGCAATGATAATTAGATTACCAGTTTCTGTAACTCTTGATTGATAACCATACAGTATTCCATATTTGTTACCATGATCACAAGCTTTCATTACTTCTTCAAGACTAGCATATGTGCTTTTGAAAAAAGGATTTTTGGTAGACTTGGTTGCAGTAATATTGTCTTGTTGAAATAACAACATTGCTTCATCAATATTTTTTGGAGCGATTGTCTGTTGCTTTTTCGGTTGTATTGTATTAGGTTTTTTATCATTCATTATTAATTCTCCCAAAGAAATGATTTTGAAAATATGATTGGGTGTAGCATTTGTTTCCTCATGCTACATCCAGTTTGTTTTGGAGAGCAACTCTCCGACCATTCTTAGTTCTGTAAACTCTCACCTGGTCATTGTAAACTTCTCTATCTGTATCTTTTAACTCTTCAAGAAGTGATTTCTTTGCTTCTGCATTTGCTTTTGCTGATACCAATGTACTTGCATATATATCTGCACTTGATGTAAATGAATTACTTTTACTTACATCTCTAGCAATCAAGCCGTCGACAATAACTTTATCAACAGATACTTCTTTGATTGCAACTTGTTCCATTGGTGGTGGTGTATCATCTCTGACATAAGCCCAAAAGTTTTTGACATTGATCATAGTCTTATCAAAGTATTCTCTACTTCTACCTATCCAGCAAACTTCATGTCTGTTGTTACCAAACAATACAGATAGATATGCTTTCTCAATCTTAGCTACATTGAGATAGAATTGTATCTGTGGCATATAGTCACTACATACATTATCTAATCTGTTATTTGCATGAGTATGTTTGAACTCAACTAAGTAAGTATCAAAATTACTTTCATCATTGGAAGCATAGATGCAATCAATGTTAGCAACGATAACATCAGGATCATCAAAAAGCTGCAATGATAAAGTCTGATCTACTTTTTTTGGTTGCCAATATTGAGTGCGTTCTTCGTAAAACATTCTGGTAATTGCTTCTTCATTGCCACCTGTCATATGTTTTCTAAACCAAGCATGATTCAATGCTTCAGTTGTTGCACCCATAGCTACTGGTAATACATTTGAAAGATCAGGTGATTGCTTACGACCAGTTTTGATCTCCCACATTTCAAACCAGTTGTTGGGGTCTTGTAATTTGGCGACGTCTGAGCCACCGATTGTACCTTTTCGGTCCATATTCTCTCCTCTACTTTTGGTTACAATTTACTACTATTTGTTACTTATTGCAAGTATTTAATGCGTTCATGCAAGGCATTGGTTAGCTTTTTTCTTAGCATAAACTTATCACCGCAGAATTTATAGATGTCTGCGTATGAAGGATACCACTCTTTGTACTTTGTCATGTAGTCAATACACTTTATCATTATGTCTGCTGGTATTTTATCTACATGATTTATCTGCTGAACAAGAGAACGTATCTTCAATTCTAAATCTTCTTCATCAAAGTTTTGTTTGTTCATCATTGAAAACATAATCGTAAGCCTGGCTAACAAATCATCATCTTCAAGTGTAGTAGAATAACCTTTTGATACTTTCAAAGCACGGTGTAACTTCTCTTTGTCATCTGAATGTATGACTATTCTGTTAACTGATATCTTACCATCTTGATAAGACTCTTCTATATCAATCATTCCTGATAGTTCTAATAACACTGACAAGCGAACTTCTTTGTCTATTGCGATTGGATTTCCTCCTTCCAGTTTGGACACTAGGTAATACTTGTTTTCCCTCTCTGTTAACTCCAGCGAACTCTGCGACTCTTTGACACCAGCTTCTGTAGTGCTTGAATGGTACTGCGATTGTTGAGTTGGCATAATATTTTTTATACTTGATAATTTCTTTGGCATGATCTATCTCTCCAAATTCATTGTTAAGGATTTCTTTCTCAGTATCAGATGGCATCCATTGTTTCCATACATCTTTCTGCTGTTCTGTATCGACGACTTTCTTTATTACTTCTCTATTAGGGTGTCTGTCTGATACTGGTGTAGTGTCACTCTGACACTGGTTCTTTCTGATGACTTTGTATTCAAAAAGAAATTCGTAATGATTACACTTACCACGATCAGGATGTTTGTGTATTAACCTGAGATCAACCAGCTTTTTCAAACATCTGATTACTGTACTTCTTGATAGACCAGTTAGTTTTACCAGCCTATCTATTGATGGAAAGCAGTGTCCAGTATTGCTGTTCTCATGATGCGCAAGTGTTACAAGTACCCACTTTGCAAGACCATCTGATAGTTCAATATCCATAACTGCTGAGACTCTTTTGAAACTCATATCGTTTACCTCTTGACATTGTATGGTTTGTATTGGTACATATAGATTATTCGTTATCCTCTACTAAATATTCCCTCATGGATTGTATCCCCTCTCCATGAGGGTTTTTTTATTTAGGAAATAATTGAATTACATTTCCTTTTTTGACGACGACTCTCTCTTCTGGTGACATCAATAATCTTATATCGATTGCTCTACCATCTACTTGAAAGTTCATTTCCCATTCGCCATCAAACTTTTCATTCAAGAACTCTTCAAGTTCTTCAATAAAATTATTTGTTAAACCATTATAAGTATCTCTCAATTTTCATTCTCCTCTGTTTGAAATCTGACCAGGTGTAATACTTTTGTATTCTTTACATTGAAACAAAGAAATGCTTCACCATTCTTTTGCTTTAACAAAAGTAAATCGTTATCATAATTATTATTTTTTTTCCCAAGATATTTTGAGATCAAAGCAAAACCATTATGTCTGTATTTGCTTTCGCATAATAATTGTATTGATGTTATGTAATTACCATCTCCAAATATCTTGACACTTAAATCAATGTCACTTGGATAATCTTTTAATGCACCTGATAATGGCTGTCGCTTTGCACTCCATCCCCAGCTATTGAAAAGATTTACCCACCATCTTTCATGGTAACTTCCTTTGTTCTTTTCTTTTGACATTCGCACCTCCAATAGTTTGAATTGTTATTCCTAATTCAAGTGCATCAAGCCAGCAACTAAACATAAATCCTGATGGCACTCTCTTAAATGTTTCCCACTTCTGCATTAGACTTGGTTCGATACCCATTTCTCCAGCCAATGCTTCTTGGCTCATACCTTTTTTATTTCGATATTTTTTTAAATCGTTTATAATTTTTTGCCAGTTCTCTGTTATTTTTACTGGCCTTTTGTAATGAGTAAAGTGCATCTTCAACCTTTAAAGCTGTTGCGTGTTTTAACTCAGCACCATTGATTGCACGATAATATGTAGACATATCAATGCCTGAGTGTTTCCATGCTTGTATCAAAGATATATCTATCTTCCTAGATATTCTTATTAATTCAACTATATAACTATTCATAATCACACCTTACTGCATTAACGCAATGAACACAACCACACGGCTTGTTTGGGTTAGCCGTGTTGGTTGTGTATCTCAATGGTAGTACCACCATAGGTATCCTACATTTTATGGACATTGAGAATTATTTTGTAGTGACTTTTCATAGTCACTTACAATTTTTTCTTTTTCATCAATCATATCTTGGATCAATGACTTTATTGTTGATCTTGAAAACATATCAACAGAGTCTTGTATAGATTGTAATTTATGAATGTCATTAATCATTTCATTCATCATCCATCTCCTTTAAGTATTCTTCTGCTGATGAATATTCATAGCCATCACCACATACAACACAATCTTGCCAGCCTATTGCTTCATTGATTCCATCAACAAAAGCAGTCATTTCTTTTTCGCTTTCGAAATGATATTCGCTGGTGTCGTTGTTATCCATACCCCATACGACTTCAATTTTGATGTCGCTTTGTTTAGTATAATCAACCATTGACTTCCTCCTGATCTACATACCAATGGAATGATTCAACTGAGTACATATTACCTTTCAT